TAGCAATGTTATTAGTTATTGAAGAATAGTTATTTTTATCTTGATTATAAAAACGTAAAGCATGTGTTGCGTCATATCCAACAGAAGCAGTTCCATCTACATGTAATTTAGTAGCTGCACTTGTTGTAGTGCCAGAATCTTTAACCTCTACAAAGTCCAAGTCTTTTAATTTGTCATCTTTAAATATATCTTTTAATTCTACTGTGTTTCCAAAGAAGGTTATTTTATAAGCATAAGGCTGTTGGTTTTTTAATTCAACTCCTTCTAGTTTTATTTTGCCTAATTTAAAAGGTGCTTGGTTTATTTCAATATTCGCATCGTGCTTTCTCCTAGCATCAAATCCTCCATCAATATCAAAATTATAATAGTGCTGAAATATTTTATTGTTAGTAGAAGATGCAGGAAGTGTAAATGTTTTAGTAAAGGATGTAAAGACTTTCGATATATCTCTTACATTCTTAATAGTATTTGTTAGACTTATTGTTTCATCTTTAAATAAATCAACTCTATTATTTAATATGTATAAAGCAACATCTCTTTTCATTACGCTATATTGTTAATGTAGTCATTAGAAGCCTCTACTTCTAGCGTATATTGTATTAGTTTGTCATTTAATGATGTTTTATATACTAATGATTTACTCACGACATTAACAGGCTGATAATCCCCTCCTGTTAAACTTCTGGTAGCGGTACTAGGAGTATATAGCCAAACATATTCGCTCAACATAATATCTTCCATAACATCTACATACGCTTCTGATATATAGTCTGTATTTAAAGTATATTTATGTGTTCCGTTTTTATTAAATATTTGTTGTTGATGATCTTTAACATCATAAGATGAGGTAGAGTAATTAAATATATTTCTTTTAAATTTTTCGCTTTTAGTGTTTAAGGATTTTGAAGATTTTAAAAAGAAGTATTGGTCTTGTGGTACTCCATTTTTATTTATAAACCTCATTAATACAGGAGTATATTTTGCACTACATATTCTTTCAATAGTCCAAGTATAATTACCACTTGCTGCTGCAACGCTTGTTGCTGAAGTACTAATGGTTGCTTTTGTTGCTGTTCCACTATTCATATCATAAGCAAATGAAGCTGTATTATCAGGGAGGTATATTATCTGACTACCTCCTGTATTTGTCAATTCAAAGTCATCAGGATCAATATCTTCTCCTACACCTTGCCCAAAACTTGACCAAGCCTCAAAGCCTGTATGAGTTACTGTAGCTGTTGCTAATTGACTACCTCCTCCATCTAGTGCATCGTAAGAATACCAAGTAGCTGAAATTGCAACTGTATCTATTGTAGCATAATCAACCACCCAATAATCCCTAGCTAAAGAACATAATTCAAATACTGTTCTATTACCTGTTGCATTTTTAGTTAATGTATATTGTGGAGTACCTGCTCCTTCTAATGTTAAAACTAATTTCGCTGACAAGTGAGAACCTGTAGTGATAGTTAAAAAATACGGACTTCTTAATCTTATATTAGCCATAATTAATTCTTATTCATATTTTCTGGAAAAAACATTTTATCTTGTTCTATGTCAAAAATAAATGCGTCTTTTAATTCTTGTGGTAAATATTTAAATGCTCTTTGAAAAGGTTTAGTAAAGAACATACTTGGTTTTATACCGTGTTCAAATATTCCTCTAGCTACTGCATATTGCAAAGACTTTCTTTTAATAAACTTCCCTGCTTTATCTCTTGTTCCTTCTAATCCTTTTCTAACTACCCATTGGCTAAATGCTTTTGTAGGAGGCATTTTTGTTGTATATCTATATGGAGTATTGTATTTAGTTTTAGTACCACTTACTCCTAAATCTTGAAAAGCACCATAATCCTCCATACTAAACAACAAGTCAATACTATCTTTATATACATTCATTCTATAATCTATACTATTGTAAAGATTTTTAGTAACATTCTTTTTTTCTCTTGTTAAATTGCTTTTAGATTGTTGTATAACATATTTAGCAAACTTGTTTAATATTTTCTTGGTATCTTCTAGTCGCATAAGTCTATATCGTTTGCTACATATACATCAAAGGTACAAGTTACTCCTGCCATCTCATTTTCAAACCTTTCATAAAAGAACTCCACAGAAGCATCACTTACTAATTGATATTGATTTAAATGTATTGTTCCTTGTCTTAATTCTCCTATTAGTTTGTTTACTACTTTTAGTTGAGTATTTAGTATATCTTGTTCATTATTATTACCTCTGAATATATCGGTTGTCGCTTCTTTGCTTTGGTCAACAATATCCATAGCAAGTACACTAATATTAAATTGCAATACTTGTTCTTGTATTGTTACATTATTAATTATAATATGAGATAAAGGAAATATCGTTTGTTTAGACAAATCTATTTCTGTGATGTCGCCTGTTGTTACAGTATTAACATTCTCATCAGATAATAACTGATCTTTAATAGTTTGTGTTATTTGGTAAAATCCTCTTACCCCTTGATTGCTCATTTGTTAAATTTGCTTTTAATTTGTTTTGATTCTAATTCTGCTTTCTCTTTCATAAAACTTAATGCGTATAAACATTCGTGTATGTTTAATTTAGTGATATCTTCAATCCTTCTAATATCTCCTTGAGCGAGTCCGAAAAGTGATTGATACCATCCCCACTTTTTTCCAAAGTTAGCTGCTGAAGAAAAACTTTGTTCTCCTGATCCTCCTGTGAATAGTTCAGCATAATTCTCGACAAGTCCATCCCTAAATTGTAAAAAAAAATAATAGAACTTAATACAGCATCCATTGGCATATTCTTCATTTTCTCGTTATCCTCTCCCTCGTAATCTTCTATTAAGTATTTATCATTATATTTTTGTGTAATAGGTCTATAAAGCACAGCCATTGCTTTATGTATATTTTCCATATCCCCCATATATGTATCTAAATCTACATATTCTCCAAAGCTCATATCTTCTAATATTGGAATAAATCCATATTTTTTACCTTTCATTGTAAACTCTTTTACAAGTGGAGGCTTCTGATTAAACATAGTAGCCAATACATTTGTTACCTCCCTAATACTAGCTGCTTTCATTTTCATTATAAGATCCCCTCGTATTCCACAAAATATCTCTATCATTTTAATAGCTAAAAAGGTTTCATCCTCGTTATTATCTTGTATCTTTAAAAACTTCTGATATTGTTCTAGTGTTATTTCGCTTAAAGTGTCAGGCACTATTATTTCTTGTTGCATATATATATAACGAAAAAATAAAAAGTTTTAGAAACTATTGAATTGCGTATTTTCCAAAGTTTGGTTTACTTAATACACTATAGGCAGCATATCTTGTCGCATCAATAATATGATTGTTTTTATCTTCTGGAATATTGGTAAGTTTTCCTGTTTTATCTTCTTTCCATTTATAGTTCCTAAACTCTTGTATTGCATTATTGCTATTACTTGTAATAAATAATTTATATCTTTTTAAAAGATC